CAATCTGCCCAGCGGTGCCACTTGGCTTAATCTGATACCCGCGAACCCGAGTTCTATCCCCGAACACAACTCCAGAAGCGTTTAAATGGGTTGAGCTAATATCAGTTTGCATCATGGCGTCACCTATTAGACATTCTGTTGGCCCAACAAAGGATCAACCACAAAATACAAGATGGTTCCGGAAATAGAGCCGCCTGTAGGAGCGTCACCAGATGTGCCGCCGCCTGTGATGGTTACCAACTGGGTGGTAGACATGGTAGTGCCCAAATTTGCACCTGCGGTAGCAGAGGCTTGGTTAATAACCAGCTTACCAGTGGTTGCCACAGCGGCGCTAACTAAACCTGTATTGGTGGCGGTTGAGGTGCCATACAGGGTAAAGCCCATATCAAATGTGGGGGTTGTGCCGCCTGTAGCTGCGCAGTTTGCCTGAATTTCTAGAATGATTGCGCCAGCAGGCAAGATCACGTCCGCAGAATTTGTCGAGGATACGGATACTGCTGTGCCAGCAGCGTCAGCTCCGGAGATGTAAAACTGAGCAGCCATAACGCCAGAACCGCAATAAGCAGTACGTGTTTGATCGCCGCCACCAGAACGCCAGATTGATTGGGTGGTTGAGAGTGCCATTAAATTTTCCTTACATACAAGATCAGCGCATCAATCGGTATGTCGTCTGCCGGGTCAGTTTGATGCACCGGGTTTCCCGGGACGCTCCCAATATACACCAATTTAAACGCATGTCAATGAAAAAATGAAAATAAAAAAGGGGGCCGAAGCCCCCTCTTTCGCGACTAATTGCTTAGTTGCTACCGGGTGAACCGAACATGCCGAGCGGATCAGACCAGCCGAACGAATAACGCTCGCGGGCCTTGTAACGCACGTTGCCTGTATCAAAATCCCCGTCCATGCTGTTTTGCAGGGGTGAACGAACGAAATGCTTCAAGCCGTTAGGCACATCAGTACACAGATACCAGCCGTTTGTGTCGGTCAGGTAATGGTTGATGCTGTAGCCTTCAGGGATAGAACCATTGTTCTTCAGGGCGTTGATATCGTTGTCATTGGTGCCAACACGGAGGCTGGTTTCCAACAAACGAGTTGCAACGAACTGCAAAGCAGGAGGAACGATCAACTTACGTGGTTTAGCAGCAATCAACAGGCCGCGCTCGTCAGTCCAAGCAGCGATTTGAATAACGGCGGCTTCCAAAGAAGTCTCGTTCAAGTCGGCAGCAGTGGCTGGACGGTTGCTGTTGGTGCCACCGGAAACCAGTGGGTGAGCGGTGCTGAACAGGGGTACGCCATCGCCGCCAATGTAGTTGGCAGAGAAACCGTTATTGATAACGGCAGCGGCTTTAACCTGCTTGGTATAGGCCATAGCACGAGCCAAACCTTTGGTGTAACGAGCAGACAGGCTGTCGTACAAGTTGTCTTCGATTGCCTCTTCGGTAATCGAGAAACCCAAAGCGATGGTTTCGTGGTTATAGCGGGTAGTCCAAGCTTCCTGCGCATTGTCATATGCAATGGCAGCGCCCTCGTTCTTCACCGGAGCGGCGGAGAAGCCAGACAGCTTGGTTTCTTCTTCAAAGGAACGCTCAGAAGATTCGGTTTCATAAATTTCTTTATGCTCTTCACCGTAACGAGCGTACTCCATACCAAACAAAGCATTCAAGCCGGGCAGGAGTTCCTTAAGTAGTTGTGCACGTGAAATTGCCATTTTTAGTTACTCCTTAAGCAATGCTGGTGGCAGCGTAATACTGGTGTTGACCGAAGTTCAACTTAACCAGCAACTCTGGATACTGATTAAACACAAGCGTAGAGCTGGCAGCAAAAGCCGACACAGGAGCTTGGTTCAATACAACGGAAGTAGCGCCAGCAGCGGCTGCGGTTGCAACAAACGAGCCGGATGGGATGTACTGACCGTTAGCAGCCAACGAACCCACATCTGTACCTACGGGCAATGCGAAAGGCAGGGCCGAGCAGGTGATGGTGGCAGTAGCGATGCTAGAGAAAGTAGCAGTACCCAAAGCCACGACGGTGTCAGGCACGAGACCCAAAACACGCACAGGCAGGGCGTCGGTTGTAGCTGGAGTAGCGGTAGGAGCCGACAAAGCATTAGCGGAGTTTCCGGTATTCACGTTACCAGTGTTGTTGATCATAGCCAAGTTTTGGCCGATCATGGCGCGAGCGCCACCAGCAACAACGGTAGTAGCAGAACACACAACAGCTTTAAACACTGTGTCGGGATCATCGCAAACGATAGCAACAGCGTCACCAGCCAGCGTAGAAGCGGGCCAGTACTGAGCAAATTGCTTTTGCTTGGTCAGAGGGTTGGTGTAAGAACAACCCAAGAACACACCTGTTACGGTGCCGAGAGTACCAGTAGTAACAGACAAACGCTGCACATTACCACGTGACAAACCAATAATGTCGCCGTAGAAAATGTTAGTCGAATATCCGTAGGGGATAGCGTATTCGCGAGTGGAACCCGCAAACACCTGTCCGCCGATCAAATTGATCGGTTTTAGCCCGTATGGGGCGTCGATAACGGGATAAGCCATATAAGACTCCTTATTTATTTAGAACCAGAACCGAAAGTCACCTCTGTAGATCGTTCCGAAAACTTTCTCATGTGAGGATGATTTTCACGCATATAGTTTTGATCAACAGACTCCATCTGAGCTTGATTTTGCTTAGCGAAATACTCTTCGCGCTGCTTCAAGTACTCTTCTGGAATTCTGCACAGTAGCAGACCTCCAATTTCAATACCGCCTTTAAACTGGCCGTCTGAGACCGGGTTGGTCATTAACTCGGGGTAGTCCTCGGCCTTCACAGGCTCGTATCCTTCCCTAAGTTTCGATGAGATGTTTCTGGCATCTGATTGCCCCAAAGATTCCACACGTATATACCTATGTTTCCAGCCCGGACGTTCATCCGGCATGGGCAACGTATCGGGAAGTCTCCACGATTCAATGCGTTTAAACGATGCTTCGCGGGTTTCTTGTGTACGTGCGTCGCGCTTTTGTGCTTTAAGATCTTCCATCATTCACCTCTATTAAGAATTGCTACCTGTTTTGCGTATTCCTCTGTCGATATCCCAAGCTTGCGAGCTAACGCAACTTGTGAAGCTTTCAGTTTGACACGATTAGGCGGGGTGCTTCGTGTTGCGGGCGCAACTACAGAAGCTGACTTTGCTCGGCGCGATGATTCTTCATCATCCGCTGGTCTGGCCCTTTTTGGTTCAGGGGGGTCATCCTGTTCGCTCTGAGTGTCAAAGTACTCAGGAAACCTTTTGCGCATAACGCCGTCGATCGTTTTGAAATACTCATCACTGCCGACATAGTCGGCACCATACTCTTTTTGCAGCTTTTTGTCAAGCCCCATTGCAAGCATAGTCATCTCGTCGTCGGATCCAAACCAATCTGAGTTGTCTTTGACCCATTTTTGGGTTTTAGGACTTACCCTTGGCTCAGGTTGGCGTTCAGGAATTCTAAAATTATCTTGAACTTCTACCGGCCTCATGGTGCTTGCGCGATCCATTTCAAGCGCGGCTTGGGTAATTTCCCTTTGGGCCGTGGCTAATTTCTCTCCGTCACCCTGTTCAAAGGCTTCTTTCAGCCTTTTTTCCGCAGCTTCCATTTTGATCTGCGCAGAGGATTTGGAGTTTTCAATTAAGACTTCGCTGCCAAATTTGATTTGCTCTTTGAGTTTTTTGTTTTCCTCATAAACTGCTCGGGCAAAATCTTCTGCGGCCAACCGTTCTTTTTCGGCAATTTCACGGGCGTTTTTAGCTTCGTGGTAACCGTCCGCAAACTTTTTCATGCGGCGCTGGACTCGGGAACCGTAGTCTTTTAGCTCATCGTCAGATGGCTCTACATCTTTTTCATCAACAGTATTCTGTCGAGCAGGAGGAAGATCGTTTTCTATTTCAATATCGATCTCTGGTTTTTCGACGGTTTCCACTTCATCTGGAAATTTAAATTCGTCGTCTTTGAATTCTGTAGTCATAGTTCCTCCTTATGCTGCGCGGGCGATTGCGCGTGGATCTTCAACAACCGCATCCACTGAATCATCATTAATGATTCTGAATTCGCGGCCATGAATCTTTAGGCGGGTGCCCGAGTTTGGACGAACAATGACAAAGTCGCCCTCTTTACAGGACGGGCCGCTTGGAAAGCGGGTTTTGTCTTTATAACAATCCGGGCCAAGCTTGACGACAAAAAGCACTGGGGTCAGCACTTCTTCGTAATGCATGGTTTGGGTTGGTTTAATTAACGAACTATCCGCAAACTCTTCCATCGCTTCAGGTACAACCGTCAGGATGTGATAAGTTTTTGGGTCTGGCAATTGTTTTGCCTTTTCCACCGCCTCTTGATTGAGAA